TGGAAGTTTTTGATATAACTGTAAAATCTAAAGAGCATTTGTTCCGAGTAGGTCCGGGTGTTATTACACATAATTGCGGGGCTGGGCTCGATGAGCTTGGACTTTTTCCGCTACCTAAGGGTAACGATTTGGAAGATGAGCAGAGCGAACGAGCGAACGCGGATGAGGCGCATAAGTCTTTATTGAACTCCTTGCTTACAGCTCAGACAATTAACACGAAACTTCTTAAAGACGGGTATTCTAGTGCTCCCTCTCCTCTCCTATTTTGTGTATCCTCTCCTATAAGTCAACGTGACAAGGTGATGCGGTTGCTCCGGGAGTCAAAAACCGAGATTGGTTCCCAGTTTATACTAGGTATCAATCTCCCCACTTGGGAAATGCATCCAGAGATGGGCAGAGACGCACCCGAAATCGTTATGGCCTACGCTTCTAACGCAGAAAAGGCAGAACGAGACTACGGAGCTAATCCCCCATCGGTACACTCACGCTTTATCAATCCGAAGATTGTAGAGGAAGGGGTATTCATCAATGGTCAGAACTCACACATCTTAAATCATCAATTCGACAAACCCGGTGAGATCTACGGTAAGGTAGAGCGCATTCGTAGCTTTAGGTACCCAGGCTTAGTCACTATTGATGCTGGTACCGTTGATAACTCCTTCACCCTAACTGGTGGTCACTACGACTTCGATACGGCTAAAACGGTTGTAACTACTATCCTAGAGTGCGTACCGCAGGAGGGTAGGCGTATTAACCACAACCTGATGTACCTGCACGTTATCCTACCGATCCTAAAGAATCTGAATGCTATAGGTTTGTTAGCAGATCAGTGGCAATCAACAGACTTGCTAAACCGTGCTCAAGCGGATATGGGGCTAAATCCTTTGGGGAAGCCTCGATGTAAAGCACGTCAGTATAGTCCTCGTCGTAAGGATTTCAACACTACGGTAGCAATGCTCCAGAATAAGAATCTGATCCTCCCTACTGTTTCCAAGGAAGATCAAGCTTTTGTTCTAGACGGTAGAGTTGATAACTACAAAGTGGATATGTTGAACAAGCCAGTACCCCACCTTATGCTCCAGATGGTTACCGTTAAGGACGTAGGAGAAACACGATGTCCCGAAAAAGGTGACGACTTCACAGATGATATCTTCCGGGCTCTAGTTCTATTTGCAGCAAAAATCCACGACCCTAAGGTCATGGAAAGACTCATCGAAGCTAAGGATTGGACTTACGACGGAGAAGCTAACCCGTCTAGATCACCACCTCCTATGTATTTTTCTAGAGGTGGGGGTATGAGGTTTCCGGGTCTTCGTTAAACCGGCTGTCTGCAATTTCATAACATACGTGGAGATTGCAAATGATAGAAAAGAAATACAGTAAAGCCCGATTGCAAGGAATGTTAGATGCTAATGAACGCAGAAAAGTTTTGAATACTGTTCCTAAAGAACTACAAGATTTTGTAGTTTATTGCTACAGCGAACTGGTATTCACGAAGGAGCAGATTTGTCATCTGGCAGATTTGAAGTATACGACAGTTAGCAAAATACTGAAACATCACAAAGCACTGAAACCGAAGAATGAACGCCAGGGTTTGATACGCACACGAGAGAATCTTAAAGCGGCGTCTACGGTCAGTGCTATGGTGTATAAACACTGCACTCGGGTTGTTACTAATAATATTTATAAAATCTACAAAGATATTCTAGACCCAAAAGGTATCAGAAGTTGGGATTATCAGTTAGATCACTGTCTGAGTGTCATAGACGGCTATAGAAAATATACTGCTCCTCTATCCCTAGGCATTCTATGTCATCCTGCTAATCTTAAGCTGGTGACACGTGCAACAAATGCTCGAAAACAGCACAGAAGTTCAGTAACTTTAACTCAACTCAAAAAACGTATTCGGGCATTCGAGGACAAGCATGGAAAAGTAGAATTTCCCTCGCATCTACAACTCGATTTCGTAAATAAAACTGGAATAAGTACATCCGTACCTGAGGGGCTTCGAGTTTTAGGGTTTGACCCGGGGTCTAAAAACTTCGGAGTTTTTGGAGGTATTCTTTACGGTGGGAAAACTCTCCACAGAGTTAGTCTTCTGGAAACATCTTTGCTACGTAATGCTATTACTACCTTCAACGATGACGAATTTGCCGAACAGGTTGCCAAGTTCAAAAACGAAATACGTATGCTAGTACTACGCGTCAAGCCTAGGGTAATATTCATCGAACGTTTTCAGTCACGGGGGCTCAAAGGTCTTACTGTAGAACTTGTAAGTTTTATGATTGGTCTTATAGTAGGTATGTGTCACGAACTTACTGAGGAGTTAGGACACGCGGTGGTTACACATTTGCGTATCGCAAGTCAGTGGAAGAATGCTGTAAATAGGCAATTCAGTCTTGACAGCTTGTATGCACAACTACCGAAAGCAATTCATCATAGGTTAGACGCCTGTTTGATAGCGCTATCTGCATTCCCGGACAAGGATGTATATAAAATTCTTGCCGATAAGAAGAAACAAGATAATCTATTAGAGACCCTTCGTAAACCTATTAAAGTACGTTCTATACCAGAAGCCTATAAACCCCTGTATTTTGATTTACGATGAAGTTTAGGGCACAGACGCTTCGATGTCGAATTAGACGATCTCTATAAGCTGACCTTAACTACGCCTCACCAGTTGGATTCGATTCTCCTAGGGCTGTATTGCACGGAGAAAGGATTGCAGACTGAACTAGACTACGACCCATTCGATATTGTTAAGCAGGCAGAAGCAACCTCTGCGGTTCCTTTAATTAATAAGCGGAGATAAGACTTGAGCATAACCTCAATGCTTCAAAAGAACTTGCACACTAGGGGGTTCGAGTGTACCCTCCTTAGTGCAGGGCAGATGGCACGAGTTAACGTAGACGGTAAAGAAAAGTCGGTTATTGAATCCGAGGCGTGGGTCGGTAATCTAGAGGACACCGCTTCAGACTTCCAAATTGCAGCGAGGTTGCTTGGCTCCCTGTTAGTATTTCGCCGACACGGTGACCGATATGTTACGCTGCGTGAAGTGGTGGTCCATAAACTCAGCGATGGTAAACGACTCGCTGTCACCACAGTTGGTTTCATTTAGTACAGGATTAGATTATGTTAAAGATCCCTAAAGCATTCATGGATGCTCCAGCCACTAAGACTGAGGCTAGGAAGAAGCAGGAAGCAATCCAGCAGGTTCAGGCTAAACTGGAAGTTAAAGCACGGGTTGATATGAGTGCGGAGGTAGCCGGTGCTGGGCTATGTCCTGACTGTCGTGAGCCTATGATTCCCTCGCATGCTAACGGGCATCCTGTTCTTAGCTGCACAGCATGCCGCATTGTCATCCCCACTAAGGATGAGCCAGCAGGTCAGGAGTAAATAAATTGAAGAAAGCCCTTCCCAAGACCAACAGACCCCCGCAACCTAAAGGCGGGGTCAAGAAAGATATCAGAGTTACAGTAAAACCTAAAGCTGGTCCTGACATGGAATTCTCTATCTCTTCAGATAAGAAAAAGACTAAGGCTAAACCAGTAGCTCCAGTAGAAGAACCAATTAAAAAGAAGAAAAGGAAACCAATAGTAGAGGATGCTGAATTCCTAGAGGAACCAAATAAGAGCACCGCTCTAGTTCCAGTAGATTCAACACCCAAGCGTAAGAACGTATCGAAGCTTAATGCTAAAGGTCTACGCTCCATTCTTGGTGATTCCGCTGAGGACATTCAACAGCTTCTAGAAATAGGTGATAGTGATAACGCTACCGCCTTAATGTTAAAGCGTATGCTACAAGCCTTAATTGACTTAGTACCGTACGCGGAACACAACGTTCGCAAGAGCAAAGGGCAACGTGGTGTCTACCAGATCAACTCTTTGATCTCCTCTATTCGTGAGCTAATGGTAGACCTTCAATCTGCACAAGATAGAGGTGCTATTGGAGAAGCGTTGAACGAGAAGATTCTACGTCCTGCTTTCCTCGATGTGGCGATGATGCTGGTTAAGGAAACTGCTTTGTTAGCCTCCGACGTTAAAGACTTAGTGTCTGTTGAGGACTACAACAATAAGTTTAGACCCTTGGTTATTGAGCAGCGTACCCGTATCGGTAAATACGTACAGGAACGCTACGAGGAAGCAGCAACAGCAACTAGACAATTCATGCAAAGATAGACTTAGCTAAAATGAAAAATAAAGCAAAGCCTAAGTATAAGAGTTCTCGCTACCAACTCTACTTAGGTAAATCAGAAGAAGTATTAAAATCCCTTCCTTCAAATTCAATACACTCCATCGTTTGTGATCCACCCTATGAACTAGGCTATATGGGAAAAGGTTGGGATTCATCCGGTATAGCGTATAACGTTGACCTCTGGAAAGAGTGCTTACGAGTGCTTAAACCCGGTGGTCACTTGTTAGCATTTAGTGGAAGCCGTACTTACCATAGAATGACTTGTGCTATTGAGGACGCTGGGTTCGAAGTTAGGGACCAGATCATGTGGCTGTATGGGTGCTTAGACGATAAAACAGAATGCTTAACAAAGCGCGGTTGGCTTAAGCACACAGAGATGACTCAAGATGACTCAGTTATGCAATGGGATTCTGAAACCGGAAAACTAACGTGGACGAAGCCTAAGCAGATCATGCGCTATCCGTTCACGGGAGAACTTGACATACTGAGCAATAGACACACGCATCAGGTGCTGACTCCTAATCATCGAGTGTATGCCAAAATTCGTCGCCACTCCAGACATCCAACTCCTACCACCTATGAAGTAGTAGAGGCGCGGCATATTGCAAATCGTTCGTCATCTTGGCATGTTGACCTACCTATGGCGGGCATACTAGAAGGAAATATTGATATCCCTATTGATACAGCTTATCTAGTAGGTTGGTGGTTGACTGATGCCTGGAAGCATGGAGACGGTAAAGCGTGTATGTTTTCGCAGTCTAAACCTGAGATGCTAGTAAAACTTCGAACCGCCCTAGCCCCACATAGCCCGTCGGAGTACGTGAAGAAGCCTAAGAAAAAGGAACATTCCGCTGAGCATACATTTTATGTGACTGGTAGTCTGGCTAAATATCTTTTGGCTGAACACCCAAAGCGCTCATTACGGTGGTCAATGCTCAACTGGACCCTAGGCGCTCGCCTTGCTCTTATCGAGGGACTATTGGACGGGGACGGTACTAGAAAACCGGGTCAGTACACCGCTGTATTCTGGTCACAGAGGAAAAAGCGTCGGGCAATTTTTTCAGCACTCGCCCTTTCAGTGGGTTGGCGCACTTATGAGGATGCTGAGAATGGTTGTGTCAACGTGAACATGAGCACAAATTCAACACAAATTCAAGCAAAACACAAATCCGGAAAACTCTTTTACGACGGTATTGTGTGGTGTGTGAGTGTTCCTAAAGGTGCATTTGTTGTTCGCCGTAACGGGCTCCCCTTTATAACAGGTAACAGTGGATTCCCGAAATCCAGGAACATTAGTAAGGATTTATCCAAATCCTTAGGTGCGGAGCGTAAGAAGATTCGAGTGTCTTTCTCTGAAGTACGTAATCCAAAAGCAAGTGGTGGCGGAAAAGATGGAACTAAAGGTGCAACTCGTCCTTGGATAGAGGAAGCGCGCAAGCTTGGTTATCATGAAACAGACGACAATAATCCGGTTACTGACTTAGCAAAACAGTACCAGGGATTTGGTACAGCGCTTAAGCCGGCACACGAGCCTATTTGTGTTGCTAGGAAACCTTTTAAAGGTAACGTTGCTCAGAATGTAGTAGCCCATAGTACTGGTGCACTAAATATTGACGTATGTCGTGTCGGTAACGACACGATTACTACCGCAGCAAAATCTAGTAAAGATAGTTTTGGTTCAAACTACGGTGGTAAGGGATTCAGAGGCTGTGAAGAATCTACACACGTGGGGCGCTGGCCCGCTAATATTATCCATGACGGTTCTGACGAAGTAGTAGGTGCCTTCCCTAGTGCTAAAGGTGCCCAAGGTAAAGTAAGTGGGAAAGAATCTAGTAAATCTACCACTAACTCTTATGGTAATTATAACAGCAGGGCACCGTCAGAGCCTAGGGTAGATCAGAGTACTAACGCCTCACGCTTCTTCTACTGTGCTAAAGCCTCAAGGAAAGATCGTGACGAGGGTTTATCTGAGTCCTACGTAGATTTGACATTTTCAGCAAGTATCAGGAGTGGGCAAAAATGGGTAAATGTGGACCCGCCAGTTCGGCTCCGGGTGGATATGGGACAATCACCCCCAAAGGTTACCGCCGTATATGGGACACCGAGCAGCAACGTTACCGAATGGAACACGACGTTATTTGGGAACGTCACAACGGACCAATACCAGAAGGTTACCAAATCCATCACAAAGACGAAAACAAGCTCAACAATAAAATCAGAAATTTTGAAATACTTACGGCACTGGAGCACAAGCGCGAACATTCAGGTTGCTTCCGGAAGAGAGGACTCGAATACAAACCTTGTCGTAAATGTGGAATCGCACAGCCTATCGACAACTATTACAAACGCAAAGATGGCATCTCTTCTAGGTGTAAAGAATGTTCCATTGCCGCTGCAATTGAGAGTAAGCGTCGAAGAAAGTCATTCTGAACATCCGACGGTAAAGCCCGTAGACTTGATGCGCTATCTTGTCCGTTTGGTCACCCCCACTAACGGTATTGTTTTGGATCCATTTATGGGCAGTGGATCAACCGGTAAAGCATGCATGCTAGAAGGCTTTAAATTCGCAGGTATTGACATGACACCTGAATACCTGGAGATCGCTAGAGCCCGTATCAAGCATGCTAAAGATACAGGACAGCAAGTGGTTAAAGAAGTACCTCAAACAAAGCCTAATCAGGTAGAAAATAAAGCACTGACTAGGACTAAATCGTTGTTCAAAAAATAGAAGGACTGAATATGTTGGCACACCTTTTGAAGGACGCGGTGAAGGCTTACTTCAACAAGAAACGGATGGCGGTAACCTTCGAACTAGGTCTATGCCGTAGAGGTCGCTTACGTGCTGATGTATTCGCTCTTTCTATGTCTGGTCGTGCAACCGTGATCGAGTGTAAAAGTGGAATCTCTGACTATCGGAATGATTCCAAATGGAGATCTTACTTAAAGTACTCAGACTCCTTCTACCTCGCATTTGATCGTCCTACTTATGAAAAACTAAAGGCGGAGATTCCGAAAGGCGTTGGCGTTCTAGTAGTTGACGAACTGTTAACCAAGGCTAATAGAGTACGGTACAAAGTATCGGTAGCCAAACGCACTAAGGTACAAGAGATAGCGGAGGAGGTAAAGCGAGATCTACTGATTCGCATGGCCTTTCGGAATTCCGACTTCACTAGATATTCAAAGAGAAAATGAAAATTCGAGTTTATGTAGACGAGAGTAAAGAAGGAAATCTACGTGCTTCCGCAGACGCTGCTGACGTGGATTTCATTACGGATATACCGGCTGAGATGTCCGTCAAAGCTCGGGAGCAGGCAGCGGAACTCTTGTACAAGATCGAGAGTTCCTCACTAGATTACGTTAGAAACTGGTCACTCGACGTACCTACTACCGTGTTTATTGACCTATACTGCATTTGCACCGATAGTGAGGCTAAGGAATAACTATCACGCGTAACCGCAGTGTAAATATATGTTTTATATGCACTAGAAAATAGTATGAGTACTAAGTCTAAGAAGAACTTGAAGTGTGCTCAGTGTGGAGCCTCTATACCTGATACGCATCGAGTGTATCGCTACCGAGCTGAATACAAAGCAGC